CACCATGCTAAGTATAGATTTGGGTTTACTGGAACTTTAGACGGCACACAGACGCATAAATGGGTCTTAGAAGGTCTATTTGGCCCGTCATACAAAGTGACAAAAACAGATGAACTAATGAAACAAGGTCATCTTTCACAGTTAGATATTCAATGTCTCGTACTTAAACACCCACCACAAAAGTTTGAAACCTATGAAGATGAGTTACAGTATTTGATCACACATACACAGAGAAATAATTTTATTAAAAACTTGACTCTCGATCTGAAAGGTAATACACTAGTATTGTATAGTAGAGTACAAACTCATGGTGCAGTATTACATGAGTTGATAAATAATGATAAGAAAGAAGATCGAAAGGTATTCTTCGTTCATGGTGGAGTTGATGCTCAAGAGCGAGAACTTATCCGTGAAATTACTGAAAGAGAAATAAACGCTGTTATCATTGCATCTTATGGAACGTTTTCAACTGGAATCAATATCAAAAACCTCCATAATATTGTTTTTGCCTCTCCTTCAAAGTCTAGGGTTAGAAACCTCCAAAGCATTGGAAGAGTACTCCGAAAAGGAGCTAACAAAACCAAAGCTATTCTATACGATATCTCTGATGACTGCTCTTATAAATCAAGAAAGAATTACACATTAAATCATCTTATTGAAAGAATCAAGATATACAATGAAGAAAATTTTAATTATGACATTATTACAATTAGATTAAAGGAGTAATATGGAAGACGATTTTTACGCAACAATAAAATTTAAGAATGGTGAAGAAATATTTGCCAAGGTAGCAGTATCTGAAGAAGAAGATCGCACGATGCTCGTTCTTTCAAATCCTGTAATGGCAACAGAAGTCAAAGCAAAAGGTGGTTTAGTAGGATATAAAGTAGAACCTTGGTTGAAGACCAGTAGAGAAGATATGTTTATTATTGATAAAGCAGATATATTAACAATATCAGAATCACAAGATGTACATATGATTAATATGTTCCAACAATTTGTTGCAGATTCCGATAGAATGAAAAAAGGAGAACCCAAACTAAGTAGAAAAATGGGTTATATATCTAACGTAAGAGATGCTAAAGATATTCTAGAGAAACTCTATAGATCTAATAATAATAAAAAGAGCTAATATATTTCCTTTGAACCTCCACAAAGGTTATTGTAACTGATTTGGGATAACTTGTCAACTGTCTGTAAAAGTGTTATACTATACTACATAATAGTGATAAAGACTTATGATCAGAACAGGCACTATGGCAAAACGAAAGAGGTCGGAACACTATGTCAACAATAAGGAATTTTTGGCTGCCTTAATCAGATATAGAGAGGATGTTGAGATTGCTAAATTGCAGGATAAACCTAAACCTGTTATCCCTCGATATATTGGAGACTGTTTCTTAAAAATTGCCAATCATCTATCATTTAAACCCAATTTTGTAAACTATATGTTTAAGGAGGATATGATCTCCGATGGAATCGAAAATTGCGTTCAGTATATACACAATTTTAATCCTGAGAAATCCAAAAATCCTTTTGCTTACTTTACGCAGATTATACATTATGCATTTCTCCGCAGAATACAAAGAGAGAAAAGACAACTTGAAATTAAAAATAAAATCTTAGAGAGATCTGGATATGATGAAGTTTTCTACGGAGATGACGGTGGAGAGGCTTCTGACTATAATCAAATTAAGGATGCGGTTCACTCTAAATTAAGATATTAATGAAGATAGCAATTATTACAGATCAGCATTTTGGGTGTCGTAAAAACTCAAAACATTTTCACGATTACTTTTTAAAATTTTATAATGATACATTTTTTCCAACTTTAGAGAGAGAAGGTATAACAACTGTTATTGATATGGGAGATACCTTTGATAGCAGAAAGGGAGTTGATTTTTCATCTCTTGCTTGGGCAAAGGATAATTACTATGATCGTTTGCAGAAAATGGGTTGTGAGATTCATACCATAGTTGGCAATCACACTGCATACTATAAGAATACAAATGATGTAAACGCAGTGGATTTACTGTTGCGTGAGTATGATAATGTCAAGATATATTCTGAAGCAACCGACATTAAGATTGATAATTTGAACATCTTACTTATTCCTTGGATTAATTCTGAAAATGAGAAGATGACATTAGAAGCTATTGATAAATCAAAATCTAAAGTTGCAATGGGCCATCTTGAATGTAAAGGATTTAGGATTCATCGTGGTTTTGTTATGGATCAGGGAACTGATGTTAAGACCTTTGATAAGTTTGATAGAGTTTATTCTGGTCACTATCACACAAGATCTGATGATGGTAAAATATATTACTTAGGTAATCCATATGAGATGTATTGGAATGATATATCGGATACTCGTGGATTTCATATCTTTGATACAGATACAATAGAACATACCCCTATTGATAATCCTCATCAAATGTTCTATAATATTTACTATGAGGATACTAATCATCAAACATTTGACACACGAAGATATGATGATAAGATAGTAAAGCTTATCGTAAGAAAGAAAACCGATCAAACAAAGTTTGAAAGATTCGTAGATAAGTTGTATAATTCTAATGTATACGAACTTAAAATAGTTGAAAACTTTCAACTCATTGACAACGAAGATTTTGAGGCATTTGAATCAGAGAATACTCTTTCTATTTTAAACAGATATGTTGAAGAGTCTGAAATAGATCTTGAAAAATCTAGAATTCAGACTATGATATCAGATGTTTATCAAGAAGCCTGTGAGTTAGTGTAATGTTTATTCTAACAGTAGATGGCAAAGAAAAAGATGGAGCATACTCTGTTCAAAATGAAGAAGGAGAACACGTTCTTTATCTCTTTGAACACAAAGACGATGCAAGTCGTTATGCTATGCTGTTAGAAGAGGAATCTTTTCCTGATATGCACGTTATGGAGGTTGATCCTGACATGATGATGTCAGTATGTGAAACACATGGATACGAATACACTGTCATAACTCCAAATGACATCGTAATCCCACCGAATACATCTAAACCTAATGATTTTATTTGAAAAGATACGTTGGAAAAACTTTCTGAGTACAGGTAATCAATATATTGAATTAGATTTCCAAGAGAAGTCAACAGTTTTGATATCTGGTAATAATGGTGCAGGTAAGAGTACAGTATTAGATGCTCTTACTTTTGTATTGTTTTCTAAGCCTTATCGTAAAATCAATAGATCACAACTACTTAACTCCACCAATGAGAAAGATTGTAGGGTGGAAGTAGAGTTTTCTATAGGTAGTACGGATTGGAAGATTATAAGAGGGATAAAACCAAATATATTTGAGATATGGAGAAATGATAAACTGTTAGATCAAAGATCATCTGTTAATGACCAACAAAAATGGTTAGAACAGAATGTCGTAAAGATGAACTACAAATCTTTTACTCAGATCGTGATATTGGGTAGTAGTACATTTATACCATTTATGCAGCTATCTGCACCCAATCGTAGAGATGTGATAGAGGATCTTCTTGATATCCGTATCTTTACTGCTATGAATAATATCATTAGAGATAAGATTAAAATAGTGAGAGATGATATTAAAACACTGACATTAAAAAAGGAATCGTTAAATGATAAGGTTGCAATGCAGGAGAACTTTATCAAAGAATTAGAGACTAATAGTAAGGAAAGAATAGAAAAGAAAAGAAAGAAAATGGATGCACTTGGTGATGATATATGTGTATACATTATGGAAAATGAGCGTTCAGATGACCTAGTTTTTGGTCTTACAGAGGATCAGGAGAAGTTGGGATATGGATCAGATACGTTAGCGAAACTTAACAATTATAAGGGTCAAATATCCAACAAAGTAGCAACCATTACCAAGGAACATAAGTTCTTTACTGATAATGTAACATGCCCTACATGTACTCAATCTATAGAGGAATCATTTCGCTTAAATAAAATTAAAG